GGTCCGACGCCGCGCAGAGTCGCAGAGACGTTGAATCCAAACTCAGATGCGGAAATATGTTAGGTCTTTTTAAGCTTCTGGAGCCGCTGGCTCAGCTAGTACATCCAACAAATCTGTAGTTATTCAAGAAGTAAAGCATTATATGCTGGCATAGCTGTTGGGTCGCAGCGGCACGGAAATACAGGAAGCCTTTTTATGGCCTACAAGGTGAGCTGCACAGCAGTGTATGACTGATTGATTGAACAAATCAAGTTTAGCTGAGTAGTATAGTAACAGCGCTGCCGGGCCGAGGCTGCTTTTTAGCCCGCGGCGCAGCATTGCTCACGCCGGCTGCAACTTCCACCTACTAGTAGATAGTCAGTCCATGCCGGGGCTGCGCTTTCAGACAAAAAGGCGGGCACTGCAGAACAGTGCCCAAATGACAGTTGATATGTTAGTAGGGGGTTGCTATTTGAGTTTATCTGCGACAGCTTTCAAGAGTTCCTTGACTTCCGCAGACTTCATGCTGTCAACATCTTTGTCTCCGAAAAGCTCGCCGAGGGCCTGCTTTAAGGAATCAGTTCCACCAACCCTTATTGCTTTAAGCTTTTCTTCAGCTTCAAGCAACTGCTGGTAAGCTTCACTGTTTTCATCGAAGTCAGCCTTTGACTTCATGATGGACTTTTTGGATTGGATGTTGCGAATCTCTTTTCGCAGCTCATCCTGCTTCTGAGCAAGTTCCTTGAGGTCATCATCAGTGTAGTTAACGCCGACGCGGCGACTACTGGACGATTTTGCTTTGCCAGTTGCTGTTCTGATAAGAGCTTCAGCAACTGCACCTGTCATCATTGACAAGTAGTTGTCAAGCGTCATTGTCTTACTTTTAGCCCTGGACCGCTTCGACTGCTGACTCTTGAGCATACCGTCAATGACTGGCTCCTCAATCTCTTTGAGGAATTCGACGTCGACTTTTGTCAAGTCGTAAAGCGTTGTGATAAGATTATCCATTGCTTCATGGCTTGACTTCGACTCTTCGAGTTGCACCTTGTAGGTCTCATAGTCAGCATCAATCTTCTTCATGATATCCGCTGCGATGCTCTCTGCAAGGTTGGTTAGCTCTTGGGTCTTAGGTAAAGACCTGGAGCCGTTGGCCTTCTTTGAATCGTTTTCAAAGCTACTGTTTACGTTTGTCATTGTTAACTCCTTTCTAACCTCCGCAGCCGCGGAGGCTGCTCAGTTTATTATTTAGCTGTGAGCGACAGCTTTGATTACTTTATCCAACTTTCATTATAATTATATCATGCTTTTATGCGGTTGTGTTAAGTTTTTAGAAATTCAATGCAGCAGCTGCACAAAATTCTGAAACTAAGTAGAGCTGCCTTTTTAGCGGCGCAGCGTCGCATGGAATATTTGAGGCTCTTTTTATAGTCATCATATGGCATGGATAAGCTATGGCTGTAAAATTTTGACATTGTCCTGCCGAGGCTGCACTGCTATGCAGCTTCAATATTGTCCTGCCGAGGCTGCACTGCTACTATAGCCTTAGCATTGACTGGCCGAAGCTGCACTGCATTATAGAATCGTGTGGTCACTACATTGAATTCTAAAAAACTTGACACAACTGCTTCATTTCATGTTATAATGATTATAATAAATAAGATTGGAAGGAGTCAAAAAATGTATAAAGTGAGAGATTGGTCAGTATCCTACAATGAGGATACAGAAAAGTGTCTGGTTGTAGGTCATGTGGAACAATACAACGAGAACAAGGGGTGGATGAGACCGTTAGAAATTCGGGTGACAGAAGATGGTTATTCAGTTCAGACGATTAACTACAAGACAATGGATATGGTTGTTCTTCTTGAATGTGAAACTTTCGACCATATTCGGAAAAGTGAATACAAACAGTTAGTAAGGGCTGTTTGTCTATGTGTTGCAGAGTTCATCAAAGAAAACTCTTGGATGAATGAGGTGTGGTAATGGATAAAGAGTCATTGTTGTTCGTACTCGGTCTGTTAGTAGATTACTATGATGAATTGATGAAAGATACTATGGACCATATTGATGAGTTGGATGAAGTTAGACATGGAATGTTACTCATCACAAGAGAAGTTGTCAAACGATAAACAGTAAGTACCCGTTGTATGACGGGTATTTATTTACATTATTGTGCAGCTTTGTACGGCGCTACTTTTATGCGATTTCGGCAGGACGATGCCGAAGCTCTTTTAGCGGCATAGCTTGGCACCGACGTGTCGAAGCTCTTTTTAGCAGCTGGGTACGGCGCCGACGTGCCGAGGCTCTTTTTAGCGGCTGCGGTGCAGCGTTGACTGGCCGAGGCTGCACCTGGTTAGACCTTGACTGACTTTGACCTTCACCAAAATAAAAAACCTGACATTTGTCAGGTTCTTACATTTGAGTCTAATCTTGACTACTCCTTTCAATTAGATTAATTTGTTCAATAATTCGGTTATTTGTTCTTTACTTAATTCGTCACTTGTTTCAATGACTTCAAGTATCTTTTTGACATCTGTTTTTCTGACGACTGTCTCAGATATCGGGGACAATGTTTCCCGATGGTCTTTCAACCATTTTTCGATTTGACAAGCCTTTTTGTATTCTTCGTTTTGTCCAGGAACTTTTCCGAGATATTTCGTCAAAGTCTTTTTTGACTGGATTGAACGAATTGCCCTTATGGTCTGGTCATAATCCAACTTTTTAATGTCATCTTTGTCAAAATCTGTCACATTTTTGTCTTTTGGACGAAGGACGTTTCTTGACTGTTTCAACAAGTCTTCATAGACTAGTAAATTTTGGATTTTGTCTTTTATACCAGTTTTTGACACTTGTTTTTTAAGACGACATTTTTGACTTTGGACCTTTTTCAACTCAAGGTTGATTTTGTCAACACTACCAAATTTTTCCACTAACTTCTCAACTGTCATAATTTTACATTTGTCAAGATTAGACTCAATATTCAATTGTCAAAGAACTTTCATAGACTTTTCTAATGTCTATATCTTGGTAAGATTTGTATAATCTTACCAAGATATAGATACTAAATATCTATATCATTGATATCTACCAAATCTTGTATAATACCGTCAATGAACTCAGTAAAATCAACTCGACTTATGTCTTCAATCATCATGTCTTTTTTAATACTTTCACTATATTGACTCAGTTCATTAATTAATTCAACTAAGTTGGTAGATTTTGACTCTTTCTTATTTACTTTCATGTTATTACCTCCTTTCAACTTATAATTAATTATAACGTTTTTCGGACTGAATGTACACTTCTATTCTGTTAATAAAATGCTAACTAATTAGAACAGAACTGTAACAATTCTGTAGTATTTATATTTAGTAATAAATGTCAAAATGCTATTTATTGACATTAGTCCAAAAATTGCCAGAAGGGGTGAGGCTATTTGGCTGGCCCCTGGCGCAGCGGCACATAATTCCAAAGTTGAAACAGCACATAATTCCATAGTTGAAAACAAAAACAGTACATAATTTTTAACTATAAAGTGACATATAATTCTAGCATAAAATAAGCAAATAATAGCATAAAATAAGCCAAAAAGACTAAAAGTATAACAAAATAACAGCATAATAGTCCAAAAATACTGAAAAAGCAATAGAAACGATAAAAACAGTACAAAAACATAAAATAGTCCAAAAATCGCAGCGTCCCTGGTACCTATGCTCGCCGCCAGGTCACAGACTGTAGTTCTCATATCTTTCAGCAAAATAAGAACATTTTCTCTTGAAAAATGGCCAAATTTTTATATTATATAATGTTACATAATTATGAGAAATTTGACCCGTAGCAAGCCCAAAACTCTTATAATAAGTCCGTAATAGCTTATTAATGGGTTAATACTAAGATTATTACGGACTTACTACGAGTATTATAATTACGATGCATAATTATATAAGCACTATGGAAGAAAAAGAACTAGTAGATACCAAATTGCTCTGCTTATAGGCCAAAATACATATAATAAAGGTAAGGTGGTATTTTTATGACTGATTTACCGATAAAATTGATAACATGTAAGCGGTGCGGGCGTGAAAATGTGCCGCCTGATAAAAATAACCCTACTTTGTGCGAAGACTGCGTGAAGGCAGAGAACAATCGGACCACGTACTATCGCCAGCATCAGAGTGACTGGGTGGCGCTAGCGGCGGAGTCTGGATTAGACCTATGGGAGCGGCAGCCAGGTGAAACGCAATGGGAGTTTACTGTCTGGACAGCATATAGGGATAGCTACCCTGGCAAACAACCGTCGTATCGCAGCGTCGCAGAGCAACTTGACTGCACATACGAAGCAGTGAGAAAGATATCACAGAGGTGGGGATTCCAAGTAAGGATGCAAGCTTGGATGAAGCACTGCGATGAGATAACCTTAGCTCAGCGTAGAGTAGAGATACTTGACATGAACGCTGAGCATATTAAGATGGCAAAAACCCTACGTGAGAAAATATCTGTAGCTATTAATAAGATTAATCCAGCAGAGATTAAGGTCAGAGAACTTGCATCGCTCATGCGAGTATCTTCAGAGTTGGAGCGCGAAGCTCGGATTGACACTATTGCGCAAGACCAGATGCGGCGTGATGAGATGGCGGCTGCTGCAGGTGAGAATCCTGACTTGAAGAAGGATTTAACAAAGCAGGATGATATTAGAGATATAATTAAGGTCTTAGCTGAGGCTGGTGTACTTGACAGCATCACAAAGATAGGCGTCCGCAAGACTGAGACTACTCAGAAAGTCACAGAAACAATAATTGCAGGAAAGGAGGAGTAAATCTACAAGGCGTGCTTTATACTGATAAGATTGGAGGTGGTACATATAGCGATGCAACTTTAACAACGTGTCAGATAAGATTTGGAGGATAAAGCATGACTGACAGAATGACTGGGAGCTACAAGACAGAGGACAAAGTCGACCCTAATCTTGGTACGCTGCGGCGCTGCACCTTTTGTGGAATCTTTAAGCCATTGAGTGAATTCGGAAAAAATGGTGTTGACAGAGATGGGAATACAGTCTATAGGACTGATTGCAAAATGTGCTATAATCTCCGGCGTAAGGCAAACAGTAGCAGAAGCCGCAAGGCTCATTCTGACTTTGTTGGTGGGATGAAGCGGCGTAGTGATGATGACGTGCAATTCACGCATCAAAACTGGAAAGAGTGCTTGATTTATTTTGAGGGGTCTTGTGCATATTGTGGAAAGACTCCAAAGCGTGGTCAAAGACTTACGAAAGACCATCTGTATCCAGTAGTTAATGGCGGCAAAACAACTCCTGATAATATTGTGCCGGCTTGCTATAAGTGCAATAGCTCAAAAGGGTCAAGCGACTTTAAAGAATGGTTCATGGCTCAGCCATTCTTTAGCCAAGATAGGTTGAATAAAATTTTCAAATGGCGCAGCATAATGCGCTTAGCAATGCCTGTAAAGAATCAGGTAAATAAAGGAAGGGAGCAAGAATAAATGGACGTAACGAATTTTCTTGGAAGCACAGGTGCCATAATCATGGTCGTTGTGTATACAGTATGCGCAGCGGTTAAGATGATTCCTAAGGTGCCAGATTGGATTATACCGATTGTAGCTATCTGCCTGGGCGCTATCATAGGTACACTGTTTGGGGTGCTCGTTCCGGAGAATGATGTATTTCAGACAATACTTATCGGCGTGCTCGCTGGTGGCAGTGCTGTTGGTATAAATCAGGTTGTGAAACAAAGTATTAACAGGGATAGTGGCGACACTACGGAAACAACCGAGGATACCTCCAGCGAAACAGAAAGTGAGGATAAGTAGATGTTGTTTGGAACCAGGGCTGTAGATGAGCAGCCCTTATCAAAAGATTATACCAGTGGCAAGGCAATTGAGAAAGGTCCTGGTATACGTCGTATAACTCGTGAGGCTCTTGAGTATCTTGCAAAAGAGGATGGCATTGCTTTTACAAAAGATACTACAAAAGAAGAGCTGTATGCTGCTGTGTATGGAGGTGACTCTTAATGGAGCTTACTAGAAATTTACGCCGCGGCGATGTTGGTGATGATGTATGGGAACTCAAGCAGATTCTCTATAAATTGGGCTATCTTAAGGTAGTACCTACAAAGAGGTCTTTTGGTGGTGACACTGAAAATGCTGTTGAAGATTTCCAGGCATCTCATGTTGATTCAACTGGTAAGCAACTTGATACAGATGGTGTTGTTGGCCCACTAACAATCTGGGCATTGAATAAAGCTTATGATGAGCTTACTTCGCCTGAAATTGAATTCTTTGATTATTCACGCCAGATACAGCGTGGTGATGTTGGAGAAGATGTTTGGGCCTTGAAGAATATTCTGTATGATATGGGATATTTGAAAGTTGTACCAACAAAGAAATACTTTGGTGATGATACCAAAGAGGCTGTAAAGGCTTTTCAGCGCACTCATGTTGATTCTACTGGTAAACAGTTGGATGATGATGGTGTTGTTGGTCCTTTAACAGCTTGGGCAATAAATGATGCACTTACTGGTACTGTTTCTGAAATCATTACTTATACTCAGTATCCAAATCTGAGTGTAGCGCATATTAATGCAATAAATACTGCCTTGCAAACTGCATCAGCGGCAAGAGTTGCTATGGTGGTAGAAATTCTTAAATATGCGTATGATGATGATGCTTCATTACCTGGCCCGCAATCTTTGTATTGTATTGGTGCAAATCTTTATGATACAAATCTTAATCTGTTTATCGCTACAGAAGCATATCTCAAAAAGCGTGCTGAAGCAAGACCTGCGTACTTTACAAACGGTAGATTAGCCTGGATGATTAAACAAGCAAATAGTGAAGCTTTTGCTTGCTCTGATTGTTCTGGTGCAATCATTGGTTTGTTACGCAAGTTTGGCTATATTAGCAAAACAAAAGATGCTACTGCTAATGGCTTATGTGGTAGTGGCTATTCCAGTTCAAAAAAGAAGTCTGCATTACTGCCTGCTGATTTTGTTGGTAAAAGCGGTCATATAGGCTTATATGTTGGGGCTGGGTTAGCCGCTGAGTTTGCTGGTGGTGCTTATGGTTGTCAGTTAACCAATATTGACAAAAGAAAGTGTAGAAACTTTGTTGATGGCTCATTGGATACAATGAGTGACTGGACAAAGTATCGGGCACCTAAATTCTATAGCTAAGAGGTGATGCTGAGTGCCTGAAAACATTGGTTTGAGTGGAGCTGATTTGCAACAATTACAAAAAGTACTTACGCCACGTTTGACCAAGTATGTTCCATATGAACCAACTGCAAAACAGCGCGCTTTTCTGCTGATGAATTCAATAAAAGAGATTTTGTATGGAGGCGCAGCAGGAGGAGGAAAAAGCGTCGCTCAATTAATGGGAGCTCTACAATTTGTAGATATACCCGGGTACTCAGCAATTCTATTTAGAAAAACATACGCTGATTTAGCTTTGCCAGGTGCTTTGATAGATATGAGTAAGCAGTGGCTTATGCCATTTGTTGAAGCTAAGGAAGTAAAGTGGTATGAAAAAGATAAGCAATATATATTCCCTTCTGGAGCAACTTTAAACTTTGGTTATTTAGAGTCTCCAAATGATTGCTACAGATATCAAGGTGCTGAATTTCAGTATATTGGTATGGATGAAACTACACATATTGACCCAGGCAATTATAGATACTTATTTAGCCGGCTACGTAAACCAAAATGGTTAAATGTTCCATTACGTTTTCGTGCTACAGCTAATCCAGGTGGACAATTTGGTGAATATTATTATCAGCGATTCTTTATTGAAGGTCCTGATAAAGGAAGAATATTTATTCCAGCTGGTTTAAATGACAACCCTTATTTGGATGCAGAATCTTACAGGGAATCATTAGAAGAACTAGACCCAATAGAGAAAGAGCGCTTATTAAACGGTAATTGGCAAATTAAAGGCCAAGGTGATATGTTTGATAGTGAGTGGTTTACAGTTGTGCCTGCTACAGACATCCCAGATGTTGCAAAAAGAGTTAGATATTGGGACTTAGCTTCTACAGACCCTGCAAAAAGAAAGGGTAAGAACAAACGTGAGCCTGATTTTACTGTAGGTTTTAAACTTGCATTTTATCAGGGTTTATATTGGATTGAAGATATTGCAAGAGTACAAAAAACGCCAAGTGCTGTTGAAACTCTTGTTTATAATACCGCTGTTGAAGATGGTTATAGTTGTGCTATTAGAATGGAGCAAGAACCTGGTTCATCTGGTGATATAACTGTCGACCATTATTCAAGAAATATACTACAGGGGTACGACTTTGTAGGTGTAAGGTCTACAGGTTCTAAGGTTGAGCGTGCAAGACCTGCATCTGCTGCATCACAGTCTGGAAAAGTTTTTGTTTCACATAGATGTAGAAATTTAATTGCATTTTATGATGAAGCAAATTTATTTCCATATGGCATAAAAGATGATACTATTGATGGGTTTTCTGGAGCATTTAATTACTTCAGAGCGCCTGCATTAAAAAGAGTTCCAACTAGTATACATAAGCCTGGTGGTAGTTATTGGAAGAAAACATTTAGCTAAGAGGTGTTATGATGGGTAGTAAAACAATAAGAAACATAGATATGACTCAAGTCGGCGTTTCTGGCTTAAAAGTATATGGTGGAAATATATATGAAGAGTTTTTACCTGAATTACGCTGGCCAAGAGCTGCAAGAGTATATCAAGAAATGGCTGATAATGACCCAGTTATTGGTGCTATTTTATATCTTGCAGAAATGCTTATACGCGGGACTGCGTGGTCTGTACAGCCTGCATCACAAAGTAAAAAAGATGTCGACGCGGCAAATTTTTTAACATCTTGTATGGATGATATGGACCAAACATGGGCTAATACCATAAGTGAAATATTATCAATGTTTACATATGGTTTCAGCTACCATGAAATTGTATATAAGATACGCCGTGGTCCTAATGAGCGTAATCCAAGATATAAAAGTAAGTATTCTGATGCAAGAATAGGCTGGCGTAGGCTGCCTATAAGGGCACAACGCTCATTACAAGAATGGTTATTTGATGATGATAATGAGCTTATTGCTTTTGTTCAATTATGTGAGCCTCATTTTATAAGAACAGAGATACCTATGTCTAAAAGCTTATTGTTTAGAACAAAAGTATCTCATGGTAATCCTGAAGGTCGTTCATTATTGCGTAATGCATACCGGCCTTGGTTTTTCAAAAAGCATTTTGAAGAAATAGAAGGCATAGGTATTGAGCGTGACCTTGCTGGTTTACCCGTATTACAACCACCTGAGGGCCTTGATATATGGAATGAAGATGATGCAGAAATGGTTAAGCTAAAGGCTGGTGCACAGGAATTAGTTTCATCCGTAAGGCGTGATAGTGAAGAAGGTATACTATTACCTTATGGTTGGGATTTAAGTCTATTATCATCTGGTTCTACAAGACAAATAAATATTGGTGATACAATAGATAGGTATGATAATAGGATAGCAATAACAATGCTTTCTGATATTATACTTATTGGTAACAATAAAACTGGTTCATTTGCTTTAGCAGATACAAAGCAATCTATGTTAGCTGCAGCTCTACAGGCACAGGTAGAGAATATTGCTGATGTATTTAATGCAAAAGCAGTGCCAGATTTATTTATGTTGAACAATTTCAGAGGTCTAACAGAGCTGCCAAAAATAGTTCCTGGTAGAATACAATCTCCATCAATGAAAGAAATAGCACTATTACTTAGAGCTATGGGCTTAAAAATAGGTGGTGACCAGCAGCTACTTAACTATTTGCGTCATATTCTTGGTATGCCAGAACTCACAAACGATACTTTTGAAGAAGTATATAAACCTCAAGGGGTAAGCGCTCAAAAGGAAGAGAAAAAGGAAGAAACACCTGTAGTTCCTAACAAAAAGGAGCAAGATGATGATACTACAGAAAATGATTTTGAACAGAATGACCAAAATTATATGGGAGGTGAAAAATAATGCCTATGCCTAAACCGTCACCTGGTCATGATAAAAAGTCTTTCATAGCTTCATTTATGGCTAATGAAAGTATGAAAAGGGAGTATCCAGATGAAAAACAGCGTTTGGCTGTAGCGTATTCTACATGGGAAGAGCATGTAAAAAAAGATGTCTATAAAGCAGAGGAAAGTGTCTATAAAGAGGCAGAAGTAAATAGTGCTTTTAATTTTATATTCAAGTCAGCTGATAAAGGCTTAGTATCTGGTTGGGCTAGTGTTGCTGTTAATGCTAATGGTAGCATTCCATTAGATTGGGATAATGATATTATAAGTCCTTATGAGCTTGAAGATGCAGCTATAAACTTTATGCTAGATTATAGAGAAAGTGGTGTAATGCATGAAGGTGATGCTGTTGGTGTAATTGTTGAATCAATTGTTTTTACTAAAGAAAAGCAGGCAGCAATTGGTATACCGCAAGGATGTGTACCTGAGGGCTGGTTTATTACTGTTAAGCTTTATGATATGTATGTATTTGAACAAGTTAAGCAGGGTAAATATAAAATGTTTTCTATTCAGGGAAAAGGGCAGCGTATTGCGATATAGTGTTATATAAATGGACTAGTTTGCGTATAATATAAAAGAGGTGTTGATAGTGCACAATGTATTACAGAATCTACAAGTTAATAGAGTTGACCTGGTTACTGAGGGCGCTAATTCTGCCGCTTTTATAGAAATATATAAAAGAAAGGAGTGTATCGATATGGATTTGAATGAACTCTTAGGTAAACTAAAGCCTGAACATTCTGAAGTTGTTAAGGCAGCTATGGAAGAGTCTGCTAAACAGCTTAAAGATGCACAGGATAATGTGGCTAAAGTCCAGGGAGACCTGGATAAAGCAAATAAGGACCTGGAAGCTGCTCGGGCTGATGTGACAAAAGAGAAAGCTAATGCGAGTAAAGCTGAGGAAAAAGCTACTTCGCTTGAAAAAGAGAAGAAAGCAGCTGAAGATAAGCTTGCTGAAATGGAGGGTAAGAAAACTGGAAAAGCCGGCGCTTCTTTTGATGAAACTGAAAGCTTGGTAAAAAGTCTTCCTGAAGATGCTCAGAAACTTGTTGAAAAGCTTCGTACGCAGGCCAAAACTGCTGAGGATGAGCTTCGTAAACAAAAAGATGACACTGAAAAACAGGAGGCTATTGCCAAAGCCGCTAAATTAAAAGCTTTACCTATTGAAGCTGATAAATTGGCGGATATGCTGAAGAATGCTCCTGACGGTCTTTATGAATTGCTTGAGTCAATCAACAATGCTATTGACGGCGTTGTTTTGAATGAAGTTGGTAAAAATAAGGGCGGTGCTCAGGGTTCTGATGCATGGGAAAAAATTGAGGCTGCTGCTGCTGAAGTTAAAAAGAGCAATCCTGAGCTTACCCAGCAAAAGGCTATTGCTACTGTTCTGAAGCAAAAACCTGAACTCTATGAAGAGTACTTAAAAGGAGGTAAATAAGGATGAATGCATTTGAAATTCCTAGCTTGAGATTCAGCCTTGTTGCTGGTGAAGATATAGCTCAGCGCAGATTTGTATCTGTGAATTCCAGCGGTGAAGGCGTTCTTGCAAGTGCAGGTGGCAATGCAATTGGTGCTTCTATGAATCAGCCTGAAGATGGTCAGATTCTTGAAATTGCTGATGGTATTGTTATGGTTGAAGCGGGCGGTTCTGTTGCTGCAGGCGCTGCAGTACAGTCTGATGCAGATGGCAAAGCTGTTACACAGTCTTCTGGTATTGCACTCGGTGTTGCAATAACTGGTGGCTCGTCTAGCAATATTATTGCTGTTAAGATGTTGTGTATCGGTAGTGTTGATGGTGCTGCTGGTTCTGATGGTGACAGTATTTTGCTGGTAAGCTACTCTGGTGCGGACCTTGAAGCTGGTGCTGATTTATCGGCTACGCCGCTTTATACGGTACCTGCAGGCTATACTGTAGATATCATTGGAGCTTCGGTAATCTCTGGTGGTGTTGCAGCTGGTGTTGATGATTCGAATACTTCTGTGTTTGCATTGGCACTTACTGATACAACGGCTTTGGCTGGTGTTACATTTGATGCAACAACTGCATTTCCTGCAAGCGGTGCTGCTCAGGCAATGTCTCTTGAATCTGCTGCAGCTGGTTTGGTTGCTGGAAATGTTATTAACCTTGCAGTAACAAATGGTGCTACTGCCAATCTGCCTGCGTTCACTGTTCAGCTGAATCTTAAGATTTCGGCTGCTGCGTAAATTTGAAATAAGGAGGGAAAGTTAATGCCTAAAATGTCTGATGCTCATATCGATAGAGCACTAACCAATATATCTGTTGCATATATGCAAGATGCATCGGCTTTTATTGCAGATAAAGTTTTTCCTATTGTACCTGTTAAACGGCAGTCCGATGTCTTTTACATCTACAACAAGGGCGATTTTATGCGCGATGAAGCTAAGCAGAGAGGCGCTGCAACTGAGTCTGCCGGCGGCGATTATGGCGTAGAAGCTTCTGACCCGTATTACTGCAGGACCCATGCGTTCCATAAGGATGTGAGTCCGCAGGATAGGGCAAACTATGATGAACCGCTTGATGCTGATACGGATGCGACGGATTTTGTCTCACAGAAAATGCTGATACGGCGTGAAATGCAGTGGGCTACGAACTACTTCAAAACAGGTATTTGGGGAACTGAATACATTGGTGTAAGTAGCACGCCGTCCACTGGACAAAAGCTGTATTGGGATGATGAATCTTCTGACCCTATCGCGGATATCACCGGTGCAGCTGTTACTATGGCGGCTGAGACCGGCTACAAACCCAATGTTCTCGTTTTGTCACCGTATGTCTTCAATGCATTGAGAAATCATGAAGATATCCTTGACCGTATCAAGTATACGCAAAAGGGTATTGTAACTGCTGACCTTTTGGCTATGCTTTTTGAAGTTGATATGGTCTTCACTGCTTGGGGCGTTGTTAATAGCGCTGCTAAAGGTGCAACTGATTCTATCGACTTTATCATGGGTAAGCATGCACTATTGTGCTATGCTAATCCGCGGCCTAGCCTTAAGAAACCGTCTGCTGGTTATATCTTTGCTTGGACAGGTCTCGAGGGCGCTGGCGCTTATGGTAACCGTATTGTTCGTTTGCCCATGGACATGCTCGGCCTTGGCACTGAACGTATTGAAGGTGAGATTGCATTTGACCAAAAGGTTATCTGCAGCGACCTTGGTGTGTTCTTTAAGGATATCGTTGAGTAATGTTTGTAGCTAAACGACCTTTCAGAAACAATGGAAATGTTATAACTGCAGGCTCTATAATAATGGAGCCTGCAGATATTAAACATTTTAAGACAAAGGTTAAAGACGGAAAAATTATTGAAGTTGACGAGCACAACTTTGAACGCTATCAGCGTTACTTTATGAATAAATACGGTATTGCGTTGAATATGTCTGAACCTGAGTCTGAACCTGAGTCTGAACCTGAGTCTGAACCTGAGTCTGAACCTGAGTCTGAACCTGAGTCTGAACCTGAGTCTGAACCTGAGTCTGAACCTGAGTCTGAACAGGTTGATGAAAGTCCTTTAAAGGATAAGAAAACTACTGTTGATGATGGTGTAGCTAAAAAGATGGTAGTACAGGCGCGCGCAATACAATAAGGAGGCTTTGTATGTCTTTTTCATATTCTGGTAATCCAAAAGATAGTGATATAGACTTATGCCGCTTTCTTATTGGTGATACTGATGAAACTGATTATATCATGACTGATGAAGAGCTGCAGTATTTAATTGATACATATACCAATATGAATGCTTTGCAGTATAACTTATTTGATAGAACGGCTACAAAGTTTGCGCGTACTTGTGTTAAAAAGACACTTGGCCCTATGTCTGAAGATGCTACTGCTCGCTTGAATTTTTATAAAGAGCAAGCAAAGTCATTCAAGCAAAAGATGGTTGGTGCTGGTATATCACAGCCAAACTACTCTAGGCCAAAGATATTTAACGTTGGTATGCAGTCAAACCCACCGTGGAGGCCGTACGAGAATGGAGTGCTTTAAAGAAGTTAAAAAGCTTATGAATATGCCACTAACTGTTATGCCTTGCACAGGTAGAAATGGTTATGGAGCTAAAGCATTTAGTTCTAGTATCGTAATTATGTGCTATCCTTTTTCTGACATAAAAAACATTGTAGATTATAACGGTGCTGAGGTTGTTTCAAAGCATCAGTTATATATGGATGGTATAGCTACAATTGAAGAGTTAGATGAGGTAGTATTCGAAGGGCGCCAAACAGCTATAAAACATATTGCTACATATTATGATGATGGTGTAGCAGAGTTAAAGGTGGTATATTTGTAATGGCTCGTTATGGCATTAGTATGGAATTTGAAAAAGGTGATTTGGGCAGATTTAATTCAGCCTGTAATGCTTCTGTACGTAATTTATTTAGAGGTACTAAAAAAGCCACTACAGAAGGTTGCCGTGAAATTTTAACTGATGCTGTACGTCGTATTCCAAAATATACTGGAACAGCTGCTGATAGTGCTTTTATGGAAGTTAAGCGACGTAGTGATACTGCTCTTTCGTATTGGGCATATGAAGGTACTGTAGGTTTTGGTGGTAATGGTGACCCAGTTAATCCTATTACAGGAGAGCCAGCATCGGCTTATGTTGTAGCTGTTCATGAAAATACACATGCAGTGCATCCTAATGGTGAGGCTAAGTTTCTTGAAAATGCCGTAAGAGAGTATATGTCAAGTAACTTTAGAAGAGCCGTTGAAGTAAATGCAAAAGATGCCTTGCGTCGTTGGTCTGATTAAGGAGAGTATTAATGGCTGCGCTATTAGATGATATTGCAACATACTTAATATCTAAAACATTTGCAACAGCTATTGGCGTTGATATTTTTACTGATTTTGTATCAGATAAACCAGACCACTTAATTAGTTTGAATGAATATGGTGGTGATGGTGATGTAACATTTGAAACAGTTACACAAAGGTCTGTACAGATACTTGTACGTGATAAAGATGGTTCTATTGCAAAAAGTACTGCATGGAATATTTATAACTTGCTTAAAGAAGATAATCATAAGATTAAATTTACTTCTACAAGGCTTGGTATAGTATACTTAAGGCAAACGCCTTTTAAGAATAGGACTGACCAAAACAAACGAGTGTTATATGGCTTTAATATCGGTATAACTACAGAAAATGATTAAGGAGGTAATAATTAATGTCTACTAAGATAGGTGTTGATGGTCTTGTATATGCCATAATGACTGATGAAGGAAGTGCAAGTGCTGCTCCTACTTATGGTGCTGTACATCTTGCACCTGGTGTTATGAGTGTCAACGTAAATCCGAATCCGTCACAAGAAACACTTTTTGCAGATAACGGCCCAATGGAAACAGCTTCTACACTTGGTAAGATAGAAGTTGAGATTCAGAAAAATGAGCTTGGTCCTGCAGATAAGTCAAACTTGCTTGGCCATCCTATTGATTCTAAGGGTGGTCTTGTATCAGGTGATTCTGAGGTTCCGCCTTTTGTGGCTGTTGGCTTTAGGTCGCTTAAGTCAAACGGTACCTACAGGTATGTATGGTTGTATAAGGGTAAGTTTATGGACCCTGAAGACAACAATGAAACAAAGAATGACAGTATAAACTTTCAGAATGATACTATCAGCGGTCAGTTTGTCAGAATTGATAAACCGTATACTGTTGACGGTGTCACTACAAAGCCCTGGAAGTATGAGATGGATGAAGAAAATGTTGCTGCAGATGATGATACCATGGATGCATGGTTTGATTCTGTTGTAATGCCTACTGATGATGGTGTTGTTACTAATCAGACGGTTACAGCCACTGTAGATAGTGCTGCTACTGCTACTGGTACGCTTGTCGTTGGTGTTCTTGGTGCAAATCTTAATGGCGGTGTACGTGTTGATGTAAACGTTGATGTTACATCTGGCGATACCGTTAATGAGGTTGCGGCTAAGATACGTGCTGCTTTTGTTTTGAATGCTACACTGTATGCTTTCTTTACAATAAACGGTACTGCGGCACAGATTTCATTGACTACTATAACGCCTGCTGCGAATGACTTAACAATGGCCATTACGTTACAGGATGCAGATAGTACAGGCGTAGCTTTTGCAGCGTAATGAAAGTAATCTTTAATAGCAAGGGTTAGTAATAACCCTTGCTGTTTTAGAAAATAAATGCGAAAGGAAAGCAATATGTCAAACTTGGCAGATGTAAGAAAATCAAAGCCTATAAAAATCACTCTTTCAGATGGTAAAGAGCGTGAAATAAAGTTTACGCTTAATGCTATGGCTGAAATTGAGGATAAGTATGGCTCAGTCGAAAAAGCCTTTGAAGCACTCGAAAAGAATAGCTTTAAAGCACTAAGAACAGTCCTTTGGGCAGGGCTTATTCATGAT